TAGTAGCATCTTCACCTTCAGGAACCATAGTCCTTATCCAATCTATTAACAAAGCTTCTGCTTTTCTTCTTAACTGTTTAGACTTTCTCTGGTGCATAATTTTTTACAAGTTTCCAATAATTTAAAATACTATTAAACATTTCTCTATGTTTAGTTTGAGATTCTTTATCCCATATATGACAAGCTATAAGCTCTGTGTCTTCTCTATCAACAAAGATAGATACTCTTTCAACATCATCAAAGCCACAACCCTGTGCATAAGCAGACAACTGCATACCGTGTTCATCATATACTAATTTAGATGGGTCTTTACCTTCTAAGTTATCTTTAGTTTTAAAGTCTACAAAGATACCAGACTTAGAATATAAATCTATCTTACCACCATAACCTAAGTCAGCACAGAAGGAAGCTTCAGCTATCCACTCTTCATTAGGAAACATTTCATCTAAATAGTTTTGAATAACACAATATGTTTCTGTCTTCTCTTCACCAAGAAAACCTCGTTCAATCATAGCGTGAATCTTCGTACCTTTTTCTGCTGCTTCTTGACCTATTCTTTTAGAGTCTTGCTTACATCTGTATGCAAACTCTTCGGTAGTTTCTAAAGAGTCTTTCTCTAAAGTAAGAGCAGAGTTAAGTGCTTGATTAATTTTCCAATTCTCTAGTTGAGGCTTGGCTATCATACTAAGAATAGTAGTTACTGAAGGTACTAGCTGTTCTTTTCTTGCATCTCTAAGAGTAGTGTTTCTTTCTTTACCATTAGCACCAACGATAGTATACATTGGTTCGCCTTCTTGCGTGTACCAATGACCAGATTCCGACTTAAATTTATTAGCCGACAGTTTATTATATACTTCTTGACTAGAACTGTCAAGTGTTTTTTCATTTTTTTCCATCTTCTGAATCCTTAAATGCTTTTATTACATCTGATGAGAATAATTTCTGTAGATTTACAAGGAACATTTTACTTGCGTTGTGGTCTCCACCTGATACAGTTTTAAAAGTATCAAGCTTATCCACTATAGTTCTTAGTACATCTGTTTTAAATACAAGAGTACAAAACTCGTTGTCTCCTACACATAAGTTATGAAACCAATAGTCTGATTCAGTTGCTCTGATACCAGAAGGTTTGTTCCATGACTCATACTCTATACATATGTTACCTGTCTTCATCCACATACCTCGTTCTGATTTAACTTCTATCTTCTTTCCTTCTAACATATCTCTAACTTTATCTTCTCTTATCTCACCATACGATAAGTCAAGGTCAAATTTCTTTTGGTCTTTCTTAGTGGGTTTCACTCCAGTTTACTCCTATCTTGTATTCGCCATCAAGAGGACAACGAAGATTAAAATGTTCACCTGCTTTTATAATACTATCTACTGCTAACTCCCCTGCAAAATTAGCCTGAGTATCTTTTACTTCTATCTGCCACTCATCGTGAATGTTTGCTACAAACTTATAGTCTATACTATTTAATTTTAACATGTCATCTAATAGTATCAAGCCTTTCTTCATAACAATAGCACCTGCTCCCTGTAGTAAAGTGTTCAGGGCTGAGTGTTGGTTACGAACATAAAGCTTTCTACCATCTAATCCTTTGAGATATTTTTTTGTTGATGCTCTTTGCACTCTATCTCTAAGAGATTTAAATGAAGGTTTATTATCAAAGAAATATTGTCTAGCTCTTTTACCATCTGCTGTACTTCCTCCAACCACTTTACCAAGCTTCTCATCTCCTGCTCCGTACATGAGTGCATAGATGAATGTCTTTGCCGTATCTCTAGATTTAAGTTTTGCAAGTTCTTGATTTGCTGTGTGGATATCTCCGTTGAGTATTTCATTTGTGTATTCCTCGTCATTCATATAGTGTGCTAACATTCTAATCTCAAGTCCAGAAGCATCAACGCCTAGTAAGACATTAGTATCTTCTACAATCCAACATGCTCTACACTCTTTACCATAAGGACTATGAGAGCTAGGCACTTGTGCCATGTTAGGATTTCTATGTGTCATTCTTCCGGTGATAGCACCATTAGGTATAACAAAGCCGTGTACTCTTCCGTCTTCTTCAGTCGCATCAATCCAAGAATCAATCTGAGCTATACGCTTTTGTAATAAAAGAAACTGTGCTATTAAGTTAGCTTCGTGTATGTGTGTGATTGCAGATAAAGTTTTCTCATCTACTATTGGTTGACCTGTTGGTGTAAACCTATCAGGCTTCCAACCAAAGTCAATTAGATATTCTCCTATTTGTTTTCTTGAACCAAGATTAAATTCTTGTAAAGACTGACGCATAAAAGGATTCATGTTTTGAGTATTAATACATCTAGCATACTCGTCATCTGTAAGACCACGCTTAGATAGTTCACCATCTTTCTTTATATAAGGTGTAACTAATTTATCGTCAACCCACTTAGGCGTAAAAGTATTGTGCACCTCATCTTCTATTGCTTGTTTCTTTTCTCTAAGTTCAGCAAGTAAAATTAAAGCGTGTTGAGTATCAAACTTAAAACCATTTGTTTCTTGTTGTTTAACTATGTCTGCTACACGAGTCTCAATCTCTACACAATCTTTACCAAACCCTTTACTTTCTTTTCTTAGTTCTTTTAATACTACTGCATTTAATTCTACATCTCTTACACAATAGGTCATCATGTCTTCTGAGTAGTTAAGGTAGTCAGAGAAATCTATTTTATGATAGCCAAGTTTATATCCCCACTTCTCTAAGCTGTGTCCTCCATCTCTATTAGGATTAAACAACCTAGAAAAAACAAGAGTATCTATCACCGGTATATTAGATAAGTCAACATCACTAAACTTATGTACCATAGGTATATCAAACCCAATGATGTTATGTCCTATCAGAGTATCTGCTGTTGTTAGAAACTCATAACCTTCTTGTAGTTTATCAGGTGGGAACTTATGTATCTCGCCTGTGTCTACATCTTGTGCAACGATACAATGTATCTTTGTTGCGTTAAGGTCATCTGTTTCTATATCAAATACTAACTGCACTAAAAAGCCTCATCTAAACTACCATCAAATTCAATATCATTATCAGAAAGTTCAGAGAGTCTTCCGGTTTCAGCATCATATATAACTCTACATGCCATGCCTACATCACCTGTGTATCTTGATTTAAGTATACGAAGTTTGGTTGTTCTAGCTTCGTCTTCATCATCTGATTGTTGATTTCTTTCCAATGCTATAACACAATCAGATAGTTGTCCAATACTATTTGAACCACGAAGATGAGATAAAGAAACCTCTATACCATTCTCGTGTCCTTTGTTACCGTCAACTCTACGCAAGTGTGAAACTAAAATGATACCTGCACCTGTCTCTTCTACCAAACTTCTAAGCCTAGTCATAATAGAATCAATGGCTCGTCTCTCATCTCCTTCATGCACAGCACTAACTAACATATGTAAATGGTCTACTACCACCCACTTGCAGTCGCACCCTATAATCATAAATCTAAGTTTAGTAAAGATATCATCAATGTCATTCGTTCCAAAGTGTGAATGCACCCATACTCTATTACGATTGTCTCCGTCATAAAGTATATCAAACATCTTATCAAGTTCTTCTTTAGAAAACTTGTCGCGTTCTTGGTCAACATATAGTCTAGCGTTAGCTTCAATAGATAAGATACCATCAATGGTTCGTCTCCAATCTTCTTCTAATGCTATGATACCTACATTATCGTTAGTACTTTTAATAAGATGATGTTCAAGTTCTCTAGTTACACTAGACTTTCCAAGCCCTGTACCACCTGTAAGTGTTACAAGTTCTCCTTGTCTAAGTCCGTATAGCTTCTTGTTTAATCCTTCATAAGGATAAGGGACACTCTCTTTTCTTTCTCTGTTGTGGAACTTCTCTCGTTGTTCTGAAACATTTATAACACCAGAAGGTGTATAAACTTTTGATGCCCACCAAGCTTCAACAAATTCTTTATGTCTGTTGGAACGGAGCATATCGTTGGGGTCTTTGTAGCCATGTGGTAGTGTAAGTATCTTAGCTTTACTAGGTTTAAATAACCTAGCAACTTTAATAGATGCTTCCTTACCTGCTTTGTCATTATCAAATGCAATGATTACATTTTCAAACTCTTCAAAGAACTCAAGGCTTTCTTTTATATCACGAACTGCACCTTGTGCACCACGCTTTATGGACACTACTGCCCACTTAGAACCCAAGAGTTCATAAGCAGACATAGCATCACATTCCCCTTCTACAATGGTAACATACTTACCACCTTTGAATAACTGTTGACCAAACAAACCTGTATCGTTGTAAGTTCCAGAGACAAAGAAGTCTTTAGCTTTTACATTACGATATTTAGTAGCTGATAACTCGTGCCCATTATAATATGGGTACAAATGCTTGACTACATTTCCTTGTAGGTCATGTACGCATTTAACTCCATACTTAGTAGCAGTTGCTCTGGATATTTTCCTATCTGTAAGAGCAGAAAATTGTCCTTCATCTACCATATCAGGTTTCTTGGTCGGTGTTGTCGTTGCTGTTTGCATATCCTTTCCTCCACATGCATCGGTATAACTTGGCATGAACTCACCACAACTGAAACACTTTGCTGAATCATCTTCGTTGATTCCAACAGCATCACTACTGTTACAAAGTGGACAAGGTTGATGTAGTTTATCCCATGTCTTATCCATGTTAGCCCTCATTTATGCTATTAGGATTCGTCTGTTGAATCTTCTTCAGCTACTTCTTCTGTATCTCCTTCAGGCTCATCACCTTCTGGTGTTTCTACTACAGCTTCTTCAGCATTTTGTAGTAGTTGTTCAAGATTGTTTTGATGTGTTCCAGAAGCAAAGTTAAGTGCTTCAACAAGAACATTCAACGTACCTATCTTACTGATAGACATGTTAGCATTAGCTCTTGCGTTCTCATCTTCAATCATAGTAGTGTCATACACTACCTGTCCGTCTTCTCTAGTAATAGTAATTATCATATTAAAATTCCTCGTTATCTTCGGTACTAGCCTCAGAGTATTCAATTAAATCAGTTACCTTTACTGCTATTAACTCAGCAAATGTACCATACTTTCCTGTGTAAGGTTTAATCTTCACAGTAATACCAGAACCATTACCTACACTAGCGTCTAAATCGTTGCCGTCTCCGTCAACTAACTTAGGTGCTACATTAGCAGTTCCGTCATGCTTCTCTACTTTCCTAGAGAAAGAGAACGCTGGTTCATCATACTTAGGTTGTCCATCTCTGGTTCTAACCTGTGATAATCCCAGACCCTCTAGCCTAGAAGCAGTATCTACATCAGTCAACACCACTATTCCATACTTATGTGGTTCAAACTTAGTGTTTGGTGTGCTGACATTAGCCCACATAGCTTTTCCTTCTACATACTCATACATATTGGTTTCCTCCATAGGTTGTATTAAGTTAAAAGATTATATCACGCCTACTTTTTAGACGCAACTCTTTTCTCTCTGCGTCTTGCGTTGTTCCTATCCCTTGTAAATTGGATAGAGGATTGCAAGTCTTCCCATAGCTCATCAAGTGCTTGTTTCTTTTGTTCTTTGTTAAGTCTTGTAATGATTTTGATATCAGACTTCTTAGGTATCCAAGTATCCCAGTAGGCTTTGTCCATGTCTTTCCATGTCCAACCTATCTCTTTGTCTAGTGTTGTTGATTTAAAATATAGATTCACATAGCCCTCTAGCTTTAAAATTAAAAGGG